GGCAGCACCGCTGTCTCCGAATGAATTATAAATTCAATCTAGAAATTATCTTATACGTCTCAAAGTTTCTTATCCCTGATACATCTGATCCGTAATGCCAGTTTCTAAAATTGATATCTTTACCCTCTTGTTTACGTCTTCTCTCAATAAAGGCTCGTAAACCTGCGTCGCTAAATTTAAGTTGATATTTGTCAAGCGACCAAACAAACTTGACAAGTTCTTCGAATAAAGGATGATGCTTACAATTCTCCAAGATACTTATGGTGCGTATAGCAAAATAATCTTTACCACTAATATCTTCCTCCATATCAACAAATCTTTCAAGGAATAATATTCTACATAAAGCTCTGTATGTAGGATATACGCCACGAATTAAACCATCTTTACTATAATCAGGGTGATATAACATTTGTAAGTAAACTGCATAATCTTTAGCAATGACGGTTTTATCAGTATTAACTTTTAAACCGAAATCAGTGAAGTTCTTCACAACCTCCCCATAGTTGTCCGAGATATAGACTCCGTCGTCCCCCTGGACCTGAAATTCGGTTAAATCTACGGATTTACAATTAAGTGCCACCAAATACTGAACAATGGAATCTACCTCATTCGTAAAAGTAGATCCGGAAGGAACTCCATGTGGGCCAGTTAGAACTCCTTCTGGTGTTATGATCGGTATATTTCTAAACAAATTTTCAATAAAGTCGATTTCTTTATGATACACCACTTGATAAAGCTGTTTAATATAATTAAAGGCAGCCTTTTGCAAGTCCTGCTTAACTGAGGAATCATATGCACTGAAGTCGATAGAGACAATATCATAACCCAGCGCTCTAGCTCTACCTATCAACTTGGTCAAGCCTCTGTCGACGTCAATAGGATTATTAACTGCTGCTCTCCAACTCAACTTTCTTTGATAATCAAGCAAAGGCCGGTAAAACATCATCTCTAAAAGTATAATATATACACTTATACCCCAAACGTTACGAGTTTTAGACGATTCTTGAGTTCTCGTGAAAAGTACGGCAGGATAAACCCGATCGTAAACCTCTCTGTAGGAAGATACCAGAGTGGTCTTTACATTACCCTTTCTAACCATCATAGGTAAGCCGCTATTACTAGAATTCTTCATATATTTTAGAGCGTTTTCTGCAGTTATAGGTCTTAAAGAGTTCGTGCCTTTTAAGGAAGGTAAACGAAGATTACCTAATTTCTTACCACAACCGAAATATTGTAGAAGACTCTCACGACGCTCCAACCAAGGTATCGCAATACTCCTTGGTCCAAATTTGGAACGATTATTTTCCTCAAGATGTCTCAAAGGTTGGTTCAATTTATAAATAGAATTATTATAAATACTATCCCAGCTAGATAGTACAGTAGAAGCGTCTCTATCAACTAATAGTGGTGACGTTAACACTTCGTCTTTGCCCATAACAATCCCTGATAGAAGTCTGGAAATACTTGATTTTGCCTGTGTAGACAAATTCTGAGAATCAAGCCACTTGCGAACTTCATCAGAACTGAATCCCTTGTCTTGAAGATTCAACTGTGGAATACCAGACAGGAGGGTAGTTTGAAGATCCCTTACATTTATAGGTAGCTTTAAAAGCTTAAATTGGTTTTGCATAGTTTGAATATAATTAAAAGAGT